CTGAAGCGCGCAAACTTGAAAAACCGTTGTCCACCATCTGGAACAACATCGACCGTTCTGACCCTGACTGGGCTCGGAACTCGATGGATTGTTTTGTTAAATCCCAACACAAAGCTAAGGCTGAAACCTTGGCTTACCAAGTTCGTTGGTCTGACGATGATGATCCCGATCGACTTCAAGCTGAAAATGCTAAAGCCGGTCAAACTCTCGTCACATCTCCTGATGTGAACATCTTCGAACTTGGTCCGATCGCACGTTACATGCGTGAGATCCTCAAGAAAACCCTTCCTCCAAACGTTTATCTTCACGGCGGCAAAACAACCGCTCAAATGGACGAATGGAGTAAGACATATGCTACTGGTGAAAACACTTTTACTTGTGACTTCACCCAGTATGATCAAAGCTGTACGGAAGAGACTCTCTCTTTCGAACTAGCTTTTATGTCTTATTGTGGAATTCCTGAAGATCTAATCGATCTTTATCGTTGGATCAAACTCAATATGCGCACTCAATTCGGCTTCACGGCCGTTATGCGTTTTACTGGTGAGTTTGGTACATACGATTTCAACACTTTCTGGAACATGGCGTATATGACCCTTCGCTATCGTTTCTCTCCTACAATGGCTTGTGCTTTTTCCGGTGATGATTCCCTTTTCTTTGGGAATCTCACTGAACACTTGTCATGGTTTCCTATTGCTAAGTACTTTTCGTTGATCGGAAAGACTTTTTATTCTAACATACCCGAATTTTGTGGTTGGCTCCTATACCCTTGTGGTGTAGTCCGACATCCTATCCTTCTTTGCCTCAAGACTGTCTACCGACAGTCTCGAGGTGATTTACCAAAAGTTTTAGACTCTTACTTCCTTGAGGGTCTCTATGCTCACCGTCATGGTGACGCATTGTACGATTTCTTACCACCATTAGCGCTAGAAGCGCAACAATGGTTTATGCAATTTTGTTTCGATAATTCTAATTTAGTTCCTCATCTTTCTTTAGCTCCTGACATCAATAGATTCAAAGATATCCCTTGGGCTCTTTTGCCCTCTTCTATTCAGAAAATTCTTCAGGCTCAATACCGTAGATTTTTCTACTAGCCTTTAATGTTTTTTTCAGATGTTACGTTACTGTATTTATTTTCAATTTACTTACACTCCTTTCATTTGTAGATTCACTATGTCTGACGCTGATAACACAAACATGATTGGTCCTCTCGGTGCTGTGCACTGTGAGACTATTGATCTTGGTTTTACGACCGAGGTCGATAAGACTACCGTTTTTGTGTCCTTCCTCAACCACTCCACGGTTGATCAGTTCGCGAAATGTTCTCTCAAAGTAGCAATCACCGATATCAAGGTGGTTTGTGGTGGCACGTTGACGTGCTCCCTCATTCCTGATTCTTGGGGTCTGCCTCCCACGGCGGATCTTAAGGATCCAACTAAAGGTATTGCTCTTTGTCCCGGGTTGTGTATGACCACATTGTACACTCCCCATGTGACTCCTATCATGTCTGCATTCCTTTCTCCACAGATCAAACCTAAACTTTTGATCGGTGAACCGATGGGACTGCTCATGTATTCACATGAGAAAGTCACTGCGACAATCACCTTCAAGCTGCACCGCCATGGTATCATGCCACCGAAACCATATTAGGTTGCAGCCACCACAACCGGTGGTAGTGGTGGGACGCATCAACAGGTGCCACCGACCCCACAGTCTCAGCCCCCTCCCGCTCCAAAGAAAAAATCATCTAAACAACAAAAACAGAAAGAAAAAGTTCCTCCTCCTCCTGATTTCTCTACTCCTGATTCTGAGGAGGAACTACCAAAACCCAAAAACAACACTTTCTTTTCTCTTCCTAACAATTTACCCGTCTGGAATTTGCTTCTCAATGTTCCGAACATTGAATATACCAAGCAAACTGGACGCACTGACTTTTCCTTTGTTTTAGAAAATTCTCTTTCTTCTTGGCCTTCCTCTTACTCTCTTGGACCATACATACTCCAGGATTTGAGTGAGGCCACATCTTCTTCACCTTCCTTTGCTTTCTATGACCATTCTTCTGGTTCATGGGAAGAGCTTTCGCATGACTCCTCTGTTCAAGAGTTAGCAAAGCTTCTCAAGATCCCGAGACAAGGTTGGTTCAAAATCATCTCCTAGTTCTTCGGACAGTTTTCACTGCCCTCCCCGATAATGTAACTTTCGTATTTGGTCTGCAAGTTTCTTAGTTTCTTGCTGTTCCGAAG